CCCTGCTCACTGCTGAGGGCAGAACATTATCAAGACCTGCGCCCACATCGCCCTCTGGGAACTGTATAGCCAAGCCGATATTGGTATCGTTTTGCTGTGCAAGCATAGTTGCTCGATCCAGCGCATCCTCGTGCGCCTGAGCTGGGAATGGATCATTCTCTACGTAGTTAGTCTCGTGTGTGTAAGACAGCTCTCTGCGAATAATCACGGTGTTGCCGCTAGCCGGCGCAGTAACGAATGTTACGTTGCCGCCTGAGTCATTACCTGCATTGCTTACAGTGTAATCGGTAGTTAAGGTTTGGAGTGTCTCAGCGCCTGTAGTGTTGTTCTTGAGCACGACGCGCAAGTCAGCATCGGCAAAGATTTTAAACGCATACGCAAATACGGTTGTGCTTCCGTTGCCCGAGTAGCGATTAGAGTTTGTGCTGCTAGATACTGTCATTTAATTAACCTCAGAGCGCTTCTCTCAAGAGTTGTTGCTCAGTTTGCATTACATTTGCTTGCTCATCAATTTTTCTGCGAATAGATCGGCCAAAGTCAGGGTCATCTCGCATGTCTTTAGCGGCGGCATCTCTAGCTAGGCCCATCGCTCGACGCAACTCTGACACCGCCCTCTCTCTCGCCATCTGTCTTGTTTGTGATGTTTGAGATTCATCAGTCGCCACGCGATACAGGCGCAAGAATCCTTCATTCGACATTACCTTTTCAAGACTTTCGACAGACCGCACGCCAGCGTAAGCGTGATAACGCTCCTCTTCTTCTGGTGATAGCGCCACTCCAAGCACGCCGCCCCTAGTCTGAAACCCAATAGTATCGCCATGAGGCGTGGGTCCGTATGAGAGCTGCTCCATCATGGAATCTAAATTGTATGCTCTCTGGTTAAAGTTAGTGAGTCCTAACTTACCTGCCATCTCATTCTCTGAGCCGGTTGGACCAGCCACACTGGAAAATATGGTGGATATAATATCAGGCCCAAGAGCGCCACTAAGAATAATGGGCTGGCCCCAAAGGTTTCTTCGACTAGGCAGTGTCTCGCTGTATGCGGGTATCTGTGCGCGCAAACCATCAACCAACGTGCGAGTTTGCTGCATGACCGGATCGTTTATCTTCTCTGCTTGAGAAACAACGCGCGGCACTAGAGACCCTACGAGACGCTCAACAGTAGTTTCAGTATATCTGTCAGGATCGTTAAGCATAGACATTAGCGATGCGAAGCCAGACATAAATTGCTTTTCAGTAAGCTGGCTAGAGAATGCGTGAGCCATGGCAGTGGCCACTTGCATTCCCTGCTTCTCTTCTACCTCGCTGTGCATCAAGGATTCCGCAGCGTCCGCAGAAAGGCCGATCAGGGATGTGACGGGTTCGCCGCCTGCGTAGCTGTAGTAGGTGTCGCCTACTCTGATGCTGTAAGGTTGCCAGCCCTGACGACGGAGAGTTGCACGGAGTTTGGGGTCTGATGGTCCCGCTCCTGTAATCTCGCCGTTAGCCGCCATCTGACCAACCATGAGCATCATGGACGTACCCATGCTCATACGAGCAATGGCAAGGTTTGATGCGGCTATGTCAGACTTGCTTGCATTAGGCTGCATGCCCCTTTTAATAATCTTGGCACTTTCGCCAAACGCCAAGCCGAGAGGTGTTCTGTCTTGGAAGGCGTACCGGAATGCGTTGTATGGGGTGTTAAAGAATGGAACAAAGTACCGCAAGAAAGGAACCTTGTGCCGAACGCTGCTCAGCTGCTGACCTGCTCCATCCATCTTGGTTTGCAGAGTAATGTATTGAGCGTGAGCTTCCGCAGCCTCTACACCAGACGTAGGTGGATCAAGTGTATATTGAGCAATGTGCTCAGCTAAGCGCTCCCCTTTATAACCTTTTACCGCACCTGTTCTATAAGCCTCTTCGTAAAGCTTTTGCCTATGAGCAATGACCTTGAAGAATGTATCTTCAAACTCAAGGGCGCGAGTGGGTATTCTGCCAAGCGTCATAATATTTCCCATGACATCGGCAAATGTACCTAGCACGCCTTGAGCCTGCATGCCTTCTGCACTAAATGCATACGCAGGGCGCTTGCCCTTCATGCCGTCAATTTTTGTGCCAGCAAAAGGTTTTTCGCCGGTCATAAAGGACTTACCAGCTAGCGAGAATGCGTCACGCATAGACATCATCATGCCAAAGACTTGAGCGTTTATCTGTCCCAAATCTTCGGTTTTAGGCCCGCCAGTTATGGCTCTTCGTGCAGCCCCAACACCAACAGCCCCAGCCGTCTCGACAGTGTGGACGCCCATAGTAAGGATTGCTCCCGCTATGTTCTTGCTGTGGGTTATGGGGTTACTGAGGAGCTGGTTGATCCAGCTCTCATAGAATGCGTCACTAAACCGCTTGAACTTACCGCCAAGCCGAGCAACGCCAGCTCTGCCTTCGATAGATCCGCCTTGCAGATACGCGTCCGCAAGGTCTCTAATGTCATTAGGCCCACCGTACTCCTCAAGCAATCTGTTTGTGTCTGAGGCCGCAAGATCGTCACCACCTTCACGCGCTGGGATTCTAAACGAGCTTAACGCTCTAGCGATTTCTGTTTGCGATCCTTTGATCTGCGCTTGCAGCTGCGAGACATACTCCATTTGCGTTCTAAATCGCAAAAGAGCAGCGTCACCACCTTCCGCTTTAGCTTCTTCCGCAAGCTTATCAAGAACCTTTATTTCGTTTACGAGCAACGTCCGAGCGGCAACCATGGTCTCTGCAAGACCCATGCCACCCTCAGCATCTACAATAACGCCGCCTCTCTGACGACCCAGAATCGTGCGAGCCAGTCGGTGAGGGGTAGAACCTACAAGGTCAGCGAGCTGTTTAGTTTCTTCCAAGGTGATTTCGCCACGCTTGGCCTCATCAATCTTGCCTGCGTATGATCGGCTTATCGCTTCAATGGTAGATAGGGTTCGCCCCTCGTCTGGTATCTTTTCGTCGCCTTGAGCGCCTACAGCCCTAAAGTCAGATAGGTTGCCCTCTTCGTTGATCACGCCTGTCGCATTCATTTGCGCTATGAATTCTTCGTCAGTTAGACGATCGTAATCGTGTTGATAGGGGGACTCGGGAGCCTCGCCTTCTGGCGCTCTGCGGGCATGTCTGGCTCTTCTACCTGCGTAGCAGCAGGAAGCTCCTCAAGCTGCTCAGCGCGCTCGGCTTCTAGCTGCTTACGTTTCTCTATGGCCTTATTAAATACGTTCTCTCTGGGGCTAAGGACGCGCCCAAACAGGTCGCTCATCTTGCTACCAACGCGACCGAGGGAAGCCAGCTCCATATCGTGATCGCTTGGGGAGTAGAGCGGGGCGAAGTCATCTAGCTCACTAGCTGGCAGCGAGTCCATATCGAGGTTGGTAAATGAGGCATCAAGCGCGTTATCGCGTAGAAGAGATTCAGTTACCCCAACGTCATCTTTTGTGTCGCGCTCAAGCATATCATGTACCTATTTTTGGCTTGCAGCCATCTGCTTTACTAAATCCTTAAACCACGCCTGCCCGCGAACGGCCTCTGCGTGATCATCGCCCTCATTCAAAAGATTGAGGTAAGACGCCTCCTGAGTCTTCGATGATGACTCTTGGTTGGTCTGGCGGCGCTGAGTTGTCGATTTTTGCGTATCCATCTGCTATCCCCGCTTCCTTCAAAGCTAAATAAGTTTGTGACGGCTTCTCTCCAACCTGATTAATGTATGAGGTTGGCACCAAGCGACCCGTCTTTGCGAATCTCTTGTACGCTCTGCGCTTAGTTTCTTCTAGCGGCAATGATACGTCCACAAGGTATACGTTGTAACCCCGCGACTTTAGACGCTCAATATTGCGCTGCACCTTGCCTGCCTCATGACCTACTGCCGGATAAAGGACGTTTGCGTTTCTTTCGAGAGCAAGCTCTTCAACGGCGCTCGTAAGAGCCTTGCTTTCCAAGTGAACAGCGTTAGCTCCAATACCGCCGTCATATTCTGGGAATGTCTTTTTCGCCTCGTCTGGATCAAGGATTGCCAGCTTCTTGTCAACGGCAATCTTGTTTGCGATGAAGCTTTTGCCGGCAGCAGGGGGGCCAATCACGATATAAGCATTACCATCAAAGGCCACTGGATCGCTAGGAACTTCTAGCTTCTGATCTCTATGCGCTAGAGTGAGTGCATCATTATACAGTCTTGACGCAGCATTGACATACCCTGTCACCTTCTCCGACCCATCTTCACCAAAATTAAACTGTCGTTGCTCGATCCACTCGGGAGTCTGGTAGCCCTCCGTCTGATCTGTGCGGGGTATGGACTCCATCTTTTTGGTGGCAGTCGCTAGTGCGGGATGTTGTTCTACTTCATCAATAGGCGCGTCACTGTCGATAACCCGCTTGAAGTCATCCATCTGCTTCTTTTCGCGCTTGGTC